ATTTATAATTTATGGATAACGTACACATTTTAAGTTTAAGCGCTTATAATTCTCCAACTATAACTGAATCTAAAAACAAAGAGTTCGTTGAATACGGCGTAGATAACAACTATTTTCAATATCTTATTGATAGATTTTTGTACTCAAATACAAATCACGCTATTATAACAGGTGTTGCTAATATGATTTATGGAAAAGGAATCGATGCTACTGATTCAAATCGTAAGCCAAACGAATACGCACAAATGATGTCTATTATAAAAAAGGATTGTTTGCGCAAAGTTGCTTTAGAACGTAAGTTACTTGGAATGGCTGCAATGCAGGTTATTTACTTGAATGGTAAAGTTAAATCGGTTGAACATTTTCCAATGCACACGTTAAGAGCAGAAAAATGTAACGATAAAGGCGAAATTGAAGCTTGGTTTTACCACCCTGATTGGGCAAATTATAAAAAAGGTGACCAATTAAAACGCATACCTGCTTTTAAATTTGGTAACGGAAAAGAAGTTGAATTATACGTTATTAAACCATACGTTTCAGGTTATCACTATTATACTCCGATAGATTATTCGGGTGCTTTACCATACGCAACTTTAGAGCAAGAAATTTCAGATTACTTGATTAACGATGTAATGAATGGGTTTAGTGGTACAAAAGTAATTAACTTTAACAACAACATTCCACCTGAAGAAAAACGCCAAGAAGTAGCAAACGAAGTTAAACGTAAATTAACAGGAAGCAAAGGTGACAAAGTAATTGTATCTTTTAACGCAAGTGCTGAAAATAAAACTACAGTTGACGATATTCCATTAAACGAAGCTCCGGCACATTATGAATACTTATCAACCGAATGTTTTGAAAAATTAATCGTTGGGCATCGTGTTACAAGTCCAATGCTTTTAGGAATTAGAGATACAGGCGGTGGTTTAGGTAACAACGCTGATGAAATAGAAACTGCTACACGTTTATTTGACAATATTGTAATTAGACCTTATCAATTAGAAATCATTGAAGCGTTAGACGAAATACTATCAGTAAACGGAATCGCTTTAAACCTATATTTTAAGACAATACAACCACTTGATTTTATAGATGTAAATACATTAAGCGCAGAAACGAACGAAGAAGAAACAGGCGTTAAAATGAGTAAAATATGTTGTTCAAGTGACAATACTTTAGACGATGAAGTTGCAAATGATTTAATAGACTTAGGAGAAACACCTAACGAAAATTGGTTATTAATTGACGAAAGCGAAGTTGACTACGATACTGACGATGCTGAAAACGAATTATTGAATAAAGAGCCAAAACAAAGTTTACTATCTAAAGTTTATAATTTTGTAAGTACCGGTTCTGCAAGACCAAACGCTAAAAGTGAGCAAGACGAAAACATTGATGGAATTAGATTTATAACTCGTTACGTTTATGCGGGTGAAATTTCTGCTGATAGTAGATTGTTTTGTAAAAAAATGAAAGAAGCTGATAAAATTTATCGTAAAGAAGATATTATTAGAATGTCGGAACAAGCGGTAAACAAAGGTTGGGGACCACGTGGAGCTGACACTTATTCAATATGGTTATACAAAGGCGGTGGTGCTTGTCACCATAGATGGAATAAACAAGTTTACGCAAGTTTTGAAGGTGTAAACATTGATGTTAATTCACCTAAAGCAAGAATAATAGCAGGTGCAAAAGCTGCAGAATATGGCTATACAGTTAAAAATGAGGAATTAGTTTCCAAACGACCAATAGATATGCCAAACAAAGGATTTTTACCTAAAAACAATTAGAAAATGGCTTACGCATTATTAATTTCAACTGAAGATGTAAAAAGATTCACTATACTAAATGGAAATTTAGATGTAGACGACTTTATCCAATATATAAAAATAGCACAGGATATAACTATTCAAAACTATTTAGGAACTGATTTATATAACAAGTTTCAAACCTTGATTATAAGCGGTGATATTAACTTAAACGCAAACCTTAAATATAAGAATCTTTTAACCGAGTATATTAAACCGATGTTGATTCATTTTGCTATGGTTCAATATTTACCTTTTGCAGCTTATACAATAGCTAACAAAGGAGTATTTAAACATACTGCTGAAAATTCTACAAGTGTAGAGAAAAACGAAATTGATTACTTGGTAGAAAAAGAACGTGATATTGCACAACATTACACACAACGCTTTATAGATTTTATGTGTTTTAACAATGCAACTTTTCCTGAATATAATAGTAACTCTAACGGGGATATGTTTCCTGATACCGACAATTTCTATGGGTCTTGGGTGTTATAAAAAGAAAAGAAAAAAGGTAGGTAGTTATACCAAACCTAAAGAAGAAAACAAAAAGAAGTTAGAATTATTTTTAACAAAAATAGAAAATGGCAAATAATATAGATTGGGGGCAAGGTGTAAATAACAATGATATTTATTGGGGGCAAGGTGCTATCACTAATGATATTAGTTGGGGTAGTGTTTACTCTGTAAGTTGGTCGGGTGAAACTGAAATATTAGGAAACGAAATAGATGCAGTAATAGATTTCATAGCAAGGGTTGCTGCTGATAGCGGTACGTTTGAGGCGAAACAATGTTTAATTAATATAATAGAAAATATATGAGTTTATCTTTTGATAAGTGTGTTTATAGACATATAACAAAAGACAACAATACTGTTTTTTATGTTGGAATGGGCAATAATTCAAGACCATATACTAAAACAAAAAGAAGTTCATATTGGAAAAACATAGTTGACAAACACGGATATTATGTTGAAGTTTTAGCTGAAAATTTATCTTTTGAAGATGCTATTGAATTAGAAGTTTTTTTAATTAGCTTATATGGTAGAAAAGATAACAAAACAGGCGTATTATGTAACTTAACTGATGGTGGTGAAGGTACTAAAAATGTTACTGAAAGCGTTAGAAAAAAAATATCAGAAAGAAGAAAAGGAGTTAGAAATGTACCTTTAGATTATGTGATAACTAAAGAACATAGAGAAAAAATATCTTTAGCTAAAAAAGGAAAAGAAAGCACTTTTAAAGGTAAAAAACATAGTGAATATAGTAAAGCAATAATTAAAGAAAAAAGAGCATTGCAGATATTTACAAAAGAAACATTAATAAAAAAAAGTAATGCAGTTAAAGGTAGTAAAAATCCTTCAGCAATAAAAGTTATTGATACAGAAAAAAACATAATATACGATACAATGAAAATTGCAGCAGAAGAAAACAATATAAAATATACTTCTTTATCAGCAATGTTAAATGGTTATTGTAAAAATAAAACTAATTTAAAAAAAATATAATATGAGTTTATTTGATAGTGCTTCTGTTGTTATTACGCCATCGGGGTATAAGGAAGACAAACTTTATTCGATAAAACCTACTGATGGGAGTGGAGATTTGGTAGTAACAAGAGCAACTACTGCTACGAGAGTTAATAGTGCAGGGCTTATTGAAGTAGTTCCGAGAAATTTGTTAACTTATAGCAATACTTTTACAGATGCAAGTTGGATAAAAGGAAATGTAACTTTAACTGCAAATGCTATAGCAAATCCAATTAATGGAATTGTAGATGCTTATAGAGTAAACATTACTTCTACAGGTGTAACAAATTTATTTCAAGAAATTATAAAAGGAGCGGGAAATTATACTGTATCTGTTTTTGTAAAAAAAGCTGAAACGCAATATGTAAATTTAGGTTTTATTTATAATGCAGGTAGATGGAGCGGAACTCAATTTGATTTAAATAGTGGGACTATTTTAAGAAATAATGCTAATACCTATACATTTGTAAATAGTACAATTACTAATTTAGGCAATGGTTGGTTTAAATTAACACATACAGCTACTACTGATACTAATGAGGCTTATCCATTTTCATCTCCTTCAAATGCAATTTGGTCAAGTGGAGAACCAAGACAAACATTAACAGGAAATAATACAACAGGAGCATATTTCTTTGGTATGCAAATTGAAGTAGGCTCAACCGCAACAGAATATTTTCCTACAACTGATAGATTAAATGTACCGAGATTAGACTATACAAATTCAACTTGTCCGAGTATTTTAGTAGAGCCACAAAGAACGAATTTACTTACTTACTCTGAGCAGTTTGATAATGTAAGTTGGATAAAATCAAATTTATCTATAACTGCAAATGCTACTACTGCACCCGATGGCACTTTAACTGCTGATAAATTAGTAGAAAATAGTAGTAATGCTAATCACCTTGTACAAAAAGCTGTTGTTGCTTCTAATGCAGTTTATACGTTTTCAGTTTTTGCTAAAAAATCAGAAAGAAATTGGGTTGTTTTAAGAGGTGTAAATGCATCTTTTCAAAACGTTAAAGCGTGGTTTAACATTGATGCAGGTACTATCGGTACTTTAGAAAATGGAGCTACTGCTAAAATAACTAATGTAGGCAACGGATGGTATAAATTAGAAATGACTATCCCATCGTTTTCTACAGGCTTTGAGTTTAGAGTAAGTACTTCAACAGGTAATAATGTAGACAGCTATACAGGAGATGGTACTTCAGGTTTATTTATTTGGGGTGCTCAATTAGTATCAGGCACTTCAGCAAAAGAAAACTTTCCTACAACTGATAGATTAAACGTACCGAGATTAGATTATACTAATTCAAGTTGTCCGAGTATTTTAGTAGAGCCACAGAGAACGAATACTTATCTTTATAGTCAACAATTTGATAACGCATTTTGGCTAAAAAATAATCTTACAGTTACTGCAAATCAAACTACTGCTCCTGATGGTACAAATACTGCTGATAAAGTTAGCGATACAATAGCTACAAACTTTGACCATATATTTAATTATACAATGTCTTTTACTTCAGGTACAGCTTATACTGCATCTTTTTACGTTAAAAATGTAGATATAAATTATTTCTGTATTAAGTTTATGACTAATGCTTTTGGATCAATTAAAGACGTAATTTTTAATATTCAAAACGGAACTATTACAAGACAAGATTCAGGCATTACTGCATCTGTTGTAAATATGGGTAACGGATGGTACCGATGTATAGCTACTGCTACTGCTACAGTTACAACAAGTACTCTTTATGGTTTATATGTTGGTATTACAAATAGTCCTACAAGTACTTCATATACAAGTACAAGTATAAAAAGTGCGTATTTATGGGGTGCTCAATTAGAGGCAGGAAGTTATCCTACTTCATATATTCCTACAGTAGCAAGTACTGTTACTCGTAATTTGGATGTTTTTTCAACAACAAATCTTATTTCAAAAGGACTAATTGTAAATGATTATACTTTATTTCTTGATATTACAAATCCATTACTTGGTTCGCAATTTATTTTAGATCCAAGAGATGTATCAAATAATAGAACAGGAATTTTAAGGGTTTCAGGTACAAATGCAACTTTAAGCGATATAACAGGCGGAAGTGCTCTTACAATGCTTAATGCCTTAACATTAGGTAAAGCAAAAATGTGTGCAAAAAGAACAGGAAATGTAATAAGTTTTTTTACTAACGGAGTTAAGTTTGCTTCAACAACCACCACAACCGCAGGAACTATAAATAATTTACAAACAGGAGTTGGTAATTCAGCAAATAGCAGTTTTATTAATAGTATTATATTATTCCCAACAGCTTTAACAGATGCAGAATGTATCGCTTTAACAACTATATAATGAACATAGCAAAATTAAAATACACAGACAAAGAAACTGCAATAAAAGATTTAATTGCAAAAGGAGTTTATATTGAAACAGAAGATGGACTTGTTTACGGACAAGGAATCCAAGCGGTAGTTGAAATTGGTTTAATCGTTTTAGAGAATGGTACTTACGATGCAGAATTTAAAGAAATAACTGCACCTGTTTATGCTGATGGTTACCATTATGACGTAATGAGCGAAAACGAAATTAAGTTTGAAAACGCTATAGAAGTAAACAATCCTAAACATACTTTTGCAATCTAATGAGCAGTAAAGAAAAAATAGATTCATTTTTAAATAAATGGTTAAGTAGAAAACTTATAGTATTTGTAATAGCTTCAGCAGGTTTGTTTTTATCAAAACTTGATGGAAATAATTGGACAATAGTTGCGACAGCTTATATATCTATTGAGGGTTTTACTAATATTGTTGAAAGGTTAAAAAAATAAAATGATAAATTATATTAAAATTTTAGAATTGTTGAATAAAACTAAATGGTGGATTGTATTGTTGTTGTTTTTAGGTTTTGTTATTAATATATTTTCAAGCGAAATTAAAAGAATTTTAGATATTAAATTACTTAATAATGATGTAGTAGTTAATTCACTTGACAACGATATATTAATTGAAAATGCTTTATATGAATTAATGAAAGAAACAAAAGCCGATAGAGCTTATATTTTTAGATTTCACAATGGTGTTACATATTACACAGGTTCACATAAAAGTAAAATGAGTTGTGATTATGAAGTAGTAGAAAAAGGTATAAGTTCTGAAGCACAAAGACTACAAGATATTCCTACCGGATTATTTGCTAATTGGATTAAAAGTGTTATTCAATATAAAATGTTTGTTATAAATATCAAAGATATTGAAGATTTAAGAACAAGAGCTAATTTAGAAGCACAGGGAATAATAGGAATTGCAGTAGTACCTTATTATAGAGATGGTAAAATTTTAGCTTTAATAGGAGTTGATTTTGTTAGACCCTTGAGTAAAGAAACGGAAGAAAAATATAATAATGGAGGTTTTATTGAAATTAATTTATTTAAAAAAAGAGCTAATTTAATAGGTGATTTATTAATTTAAAAAAAACTTATAAAAATAATGAGAGAAATTAAATATATCGTAATTCACTGTACAGCTACTCAACCAAACACAAAAAAAGAAGCTATTTTAAATTATTGGAAAAACACTTTAAAGTGGTCAACTGTAGGTTATCATCGTTTAATTGATGCTAATGGTGTTATTCACGAATTAGCTAAATACGAACAAGTAACAAATGGTGTTAAAGGTTACAATTCAAATTCAATACATTTTAGTTACATAGGTGGTATTGATGAATCAGGTAGACCAAAAGACACAAGAACAATAAAACAAA